GGAGAAGTGGATACCCAGTATTTTAATATCAGATCCAGAGGCTACAAAGTATTGCTTAAAGCTGGATGTAAGAAAGTATTATCCCAGCATTGTACACGATGTACTAAAGGCTAAGTATAGAGAGCTCTTTAAGGATGAGGAGCTTATCTGGTTAATGGATGAGATCATAGATAGTATTAGTACTTGTCCAGCCACAGAGGAAAATATAGAGATCCTCCAGAGGCTAGGTGTGGCGGTAAATATTATCATAGACGATAACGGTAGAGAGTTTGTGGATGGCGTAGGTATTCCTATTGGAAACTATGTTAGCCAGTATGACGGTAATTTTAATCTATCTGTAGTAGATCACTGGCTCAAAGAGGTTAAGGGCGTTAAGTACTACTTTAGATACATGGATGATATGGTTATTTTCGGTAGCAGTAAAGAGGAATTACACAAACTCAAAAGAGAGTTAGATGAGTTTATGGCGGTAAATCTTAAGCAGGTGCTTAAGCATAACTGGCAGGTATTTCCTACTAAGGTAAGAGGTGTAGATTTTGTAGGCTATAGATTTTTCGGAGAATATACCTTACTCAGAAAATCGACTTGCAAAACATTTAAGCGTAGGATGCTTAGCATCTCCAGTAAAAGAGAAAACAATGTGAGCCCTACTTATAGTGAGTGGTGCTCATTTAATAGCTATGTGGGCTGGCTACAGCATTGTGATAGCTTTAGGCTATACCAGAAATATGTAGAGCCTAATGTAGAATATATGCACAATTATTACTTAAAGGAGGTAAAAGGTAATGCAGAAATTTGTAAACGTAAGAACTACAGCGGAGAGCGTAAAGCCTCTTGAGATTGATGATTACCATGTATATGTAAATACAGGTATCAAAGAGATCCATGAGGAGGTTAAGGAGGGAGATCTTAGCTCTGGGTTTGATGGGTTTGAAATTGAAACACAGGAGATCTATGAGAAAGATGAGTACATCCAGCTCATGGCAGAGAAAAACAGTTCCTTAGAGGAGCAGGCTACAGATTTACAGTTAGCCTTAGCAGATGTGTATGAGCAGATGTTGGGGTTATCAGCTAACTAAGAGGGAGGAGAAAGATTATGGCACAGGTTTACGCTACTTTGATCCGCAAAGGGTTAAGGACTATTGATAATATACCAAAGGATCTCAGAAAAGCCGTACAAAAAATCTTAGACGGAGATAATGAGTAGTATGTTACTCAATATTATCTTAAAAACAATACTCAGAAAGGAGGTAAAAGCTATGGCAGTAATTTACGCTACCCTTATTGTAAAGGGCAAAAAGACGATCAATGATGTACCGCCTGTAATCAGAGAGCAGGTTAAGCAGATCCTCATTGATCTTGATTTACCAGAGCTTGCAGAATAAGCCACAGGGGGAGAGCTAAATGCTCTCCCTTTTATTATGGCGGAAAGGAGGATCTTATGGATATGGCTACAGATGCAGATATTAACATCGAGCACAGACTTACTGAGGTAGAACAGCGAGCAAAGAGTAACACTAATCGACTTAATGAGCATGATGAGATACTCAAAAGTAACAGTGAGATGATCGGAGCTATAAAGGAGCTGGCTACTGAGGTTAAGTATATGCGTGGGGATCTGAATGAAACCGTTGAGAGGCTTAACAAGCTGGAGGGTAAGGATGGGGATAAGTGGGATAAATTCAAGTGGCTTATTGTAACAGGGCTTGTAACACTTATCTTAGGATACTTAGCGGTTTCTGTAGGATTAAAGTAAGGAGGTGATCCAGTTTATCTCTTTACCTCATTTTGAGGTATCGTAGCAACTATTAACAAACTCACAAGGAGGTACAGTATGAATTTAAAAGTTAGAGTAAAAAATCCTGTATTCTGGGTACAGATTGTACTTAGTATTTTAACTCCTGTGCTTGCGTATGCAGGACTTACAGCACAGGATCTTACCACATGGAGTAAGGTAGGGGAGCTCATTGTAGGAGCTGTCTCTAATCCTTATGTACTCTCTTTAGTGGCGGTATCGGTTTGGAACACTCTGAACGATCCGACTACAAAGGGATTAGGCGATAGTGCCAGAGCAAAGAGCTATACAGCTCCACAGTAAATATATTTATCAGACAGACAGGGAGAGCCTTTACAGGGCTCTCCTTTTTAAGTATTTAGATCGGAGGTATTATTATGACAGAAAAAGAAATCAGATCAAAGGTTGTTGAGATCGCTAAGGGTTGGTTAGGCTGTAAAGAGAGTGACGGATCCCATAAAAAGATTATTGATACTTATAACGCCTGTAAGCCACTCCCTAGAAGTTACGCTGTAAAGTATACAGATGCGTGGTGTGCTACTTTTGCATCCGCTGTAGGTATCAAGGCAGGGCTTACAGATATTATCCCTAGAGAGTGTAGCTGTAATCAGTTTATCCAGCTTGCTAAGAATATGGGTATCTGGGTAGAGAATGATGCTTACACTCCATCCGCTGGGGATATGATCCTTTATGATTGGGATGATAACGGAGTAGGAGATAATACAGGTAGTGCGGATCATATCAGTATTGTAGTATCTGTATCTGGAGGCGTTATTAAGGTTATCGAGGGTAACAAGAGTAACGCTGTAGGCTATAGAGAGCTTGCTGTAAACGGTAAGTATATCAGAGGCTTTGTTACTCCTAAGTACAGCTCTAAGGCTACTAAAGAGGAGGCTCCTAAGCCATCTGGTAACGGAGGGGGCTCTTACAATATTGGAGATATTGTAAACTTTACAGGATGCCTCCACTATACCAGCTCTACAGCTAGTGGCGTTGCATACGGTTGTAAGGCAGGACAGGCTAAGGTAACTAACAAGGCTGAGGGTGCGGTACATCCGTATCATTTACAGGCTATCTCTGGTAAGGGCTCTACTGTATATGGCTGGGTAAATGCTGGAGATATTTCTGGTAAGACAGGCGGAGGATCCGCTAAGACCTACACAGTAGTTAAGGGAGATACTCTTAGCAAGATCGCTAAAAAGTATGGAACTACTGTAGATACTCTGGTTAAGCTCAATGGTATCAAAAATAAAAACCTTATTAACATCGGGCAGGTAATCAAGTTACCTTAATCCTTTAGGCACTCCTTAATATTTTTTCATATAGAGGGCTACTGGCTGTAAAATGCTGGTAGCCCTCATTTTTTAGTTGTATCTAGTATATAAGGGGTGTATAATAGATAGGAACTGAAAACAGCCTCATAAAGCCCTCTATTTTATCGATAGTAAAGAAGTCTACACCTAATATATAAAAGTGGCTGTATGAGGCACACAGGAGCTCACAGGACTATTACAGGAGGGTAAACAGGATGGCATACAGGAAAATAACGGATATAAAAGATACTATTGGTATGAGAGCGGTATTTTATGCCAGAGTATCTACAGCGGAGGAGGAACAGCTAAACGCTATAGAACTCCAGATTGAGGAAAATAGAGGATGTATTAAGGATCATGGCTGGAAACTGGTAGGAGAGTATATTGATCGCAGTAAGAGCGGTACGATGGTAAAGGGCAGAGATGATTACCAGAGGCTCTATGAGGATCTGTATGAGGATCTATTTGATATTGTAGTAATCAAGGATCAAGAGAGGCTCCAGAGAAATACTCTGGATTGGTACCTCTTTATTAACAGGGTAGTACAGACAGGAAAGCTCCTGTTTATGTACATGGATGGGAAATTTTACTCCCCAGATGATGCTCTTATCACAGGTGTACGAGCGATTATAGCGGAGGAGTTTAGTAGAAATCTTAGTAAGAAACTCCATAACTACCACGATCATAGAATAGAAAAAGCCAGACAGGGGCAGGAGATAGCCTTACAGGGTAGTGGTAATGTATATGGATGGGATAAAAAAGATGGTAAGTATTATATAAATCCAGAACAGGCTAAGGTAAGGAGGCTCATGTGTGAGGGAATTATGGCAAGAAAAGGATCTACCCTCATAGCTAAGGAGCTTAATGATGCTGGATACCGTAACACGGTAGGGAAACCGTGGAAACCTATGGATATACCTAAATTTGTATATGATTGTAAAAATGTAGGTACCATGATTATAAACAAAGAAAGACACGATTTTGAGAGTAAGCAAACTATAAAACTTCCTAAGGAGGAGTGGGTATATGTAGAAAACGCTCTCCCTCCGATAGTCACACAGGAGGAGTGGGATCTAATCTGTAAGATCCATGAGGAGAGAGTAATAGCCACAGGATCCGACAGGAGAGGCAAGAAAACCAGCGGATACTCTTTTAGTGGTAAGCTGGTATGTGGTATCTGTGGGGCTCCTTACTGGAGGAAACAGAGAGTATCTAAGGATGAGTACTGGGTATGCAGTACAAAGCAGACTAAAGGCAGGAGAACCAGAAAAAGAGATAGCACGATGGGGAAAGCTGGAGAGATAAATCCTTTAGGCTGTGATAATGAAAATATCTCTTATAACTCCCTCATGGAGATAATGGGGGTAGTATCAGAGCGATTACAGGCAAATACAGACACAATAAAGCATGATATGATAAATTGGCTTACTAAGCTCAGAAAACAGCTCCTAGAGGCAAATGGAGGGCATACAGAGGCAGATCTACAGCGTGAGCTCTCCAGAAAAAGTAAGTTACTGGATGCCTACTTAGATGGGATCCTAAATAAACAGGAATACCAGAAAAAAGCAGAGGAGTTAGATGAGAGGATCATCCAGCTCAAAGCAGAAACAGAAAAGAATAAGGCTAACTCTGGAGATATTGCAGAGATAGATAAGGTACTGGCTAACATAGATGAGGAGGTATCCAGATATGTAGATGGTAATGAGAAATTAAAAGTAGAATACCTCTTAGAGCACTTAGAGCAGGTACAGATATTCCCAGATAAGGTTATAGTTATAGTACCGATATTGAGCGAGGGGATAGTAGTAGAAAAAACTCAGTATGTATCTAGGGAGAAACGGAGCAGGAAAGACGACGCTTTTAAGACTTATGTCAGGAATTAAAAAGCCTATATCCGGTAAGGTGAAAGTGAATGGAAGATGTGCGGTGCTTCCGCAGAATCCAATGGCACTGCTTAGTCAGATAAGTGTTGAGGAAGAATTAGCATCAGCAGTTATGGATAAGGGAAATTCGTCTGTTAAGAATATGGACAGGAAACAGAGGATTGTGCTTGTTGAGAATATGCTGGAGCGGACGGGACTTCTAAGAGTGAGAAAGCAACATCCGTATGATTTGAGTGGAGGGCAGCAGCAAAGACTTGCATTTGCAAAGATATTGCTGTATGAACCGGATATTATTCTGCTAGATGAGCCAACTAAAGGAATTGACCCGTTCTTCTGCAAGAAGATGGGAGAATGGCTGGAAGAATTAAAGAATATGGGGAAAACTATTGTGATAGTTTCACACGATGTGGAATTCTGTGCATTATTTGCCGACAAATGTGGATTAATATTTGACAGAAACATAGAAAGTTACACAGATTCACACAGCTTCTTTGCAGGCAATATATTTTTCACGACGGATACTAACAGGGTTATGTCCGATTTTTTCAAAGATTGTGTAACATGTGATGAAGCTGTTGAAGCGATTCACAGATGTTTAGAGGATAATAGATAATGAGTGTTAATTACATGCTTATAAGCATTATTATACTGGCTGTTGCAATTGCCATTCCTTTCTTTGCATTCGAAAAGAGGAAGCCGAAGGCAAGGCATGTTGTGATGATTGCAGTTATGTCAGCGCTTACAGTTGTTGCGAATATAATATGTGCGTATACGATACCGTTTCATGCAGGTACAGCACTTGTCGTAATAACAGGGATTGCATTTGGACCACAGACAGGATTTCTTACCGGTGTATTGTCAAGATTTGTATGTAATTTCTTTATGGGGCAGGGTGTATGGACTCCGTGGGAAATGGCTGCGTGGGGGCTGCTTGGTGTTCTTGCGGGAATTGCATTTTATAAGCCGGAGCTTGTCGGATATTTTGATGATAAGAAAGAGATTGTAAGAAAGCAGGCAAGAACAGGTCTGTCAGTTATGGCTGTTCCTGTTGTGTGTATGGTTGTCTCAGAGATTGTGGGATATATTGTATATATATTTACTGAAAAGCCGGGAGAGACATTCTTTGGGTGGAGGCTGTATGCTTTCGGACTTGCTGGAATTATTATGGCAGTTCTTCTTATGAGAAGCCGTATACCTTGTAATTTTATCACAGTGACAATATTTACATTTATAAGTGTGTTTGTTATATATGGTGGAATTATGAATATTGCAGCCATGATGATGAACAGTACATATACGGATTCAGGCAGTGCAAATATATCATGGGAGGCACTGAAACTTCTGTACATAACCGGAGCACCTTATGATGCAATGCATGCGGGCGGAGCGGCTGTATGTGCATTTCTTTTTGGTGATGGACTGCTTGGAAAGCTTACGCGTGCTAGAATTAAATATGGGTTATAGAGAGCTGCTATAATTTGGAAAGCCTACTATAATAACATTTTTAGGCGATTGAGTGGGTTGATTGAGGTATATGAAGGAATTATTAAGGCGTGTGCCATAGTTAACAGTAATTCTAATAAAGAGTATAAAAGGGTAGCGTGGAAAGTAAATGAAAGAGATAATAATGTATGGATAATCCATGCTCTTGCAGTGCGATATGAGTACCGCGGTATGGGTCTTGCTACTCAACTTGTAAAAAACATCATATCATATGCTAAGTTAGAAAACATTGAAGCCATTCATCTTGATGTAATAGATAAGAACACACTAGCTGACAAATTATATATCAAAGCAGGTTTTAAATACATAAGTACTGAAAACATTTTTTATGAGGTAGTTGGAAACAGGCAGTTTAGAATGTACGAATATGTGATAGAGTAGAAAGTAGTATTAGAAATACGCATATAATGCGCATTATATGTCTTACAGGAAGCTATAAAAGAAAACTAAAGGGGGGATAACAATGGGCTTAACGGACACAAGCAAATTTTTAAGTCTTATTTTGCGGCACAAACCGGAAACAATAGGAATCAAACTTGATGAACATGGCTGGGCAGCAGGCATGGAAAGCCTGTGGTGTATAGGGTGGCAGCCGGAAAGATGGCAGATGAAGGATTTGAGTTTTTCTTATCTGTAAATGGAGTATGGCTTACGAAGGCTGTTCCGGCAGAGTATTTAAGCAAAAT